TTACTGCTGCTGGTAACTCTGATAACGCTTATGTAGGCTCTCTTTGGGACTATTTCGGTTTGCCCGTGAATACGTCTGGTAATATATCTGGTATTAGCGCTCTTCCATTTCGTGGTGTTTACCTTATTTGGAATGAATGGTTCAGAGATGAAAATCTTCAGAAATCCGTCAAGATTCAGAAAGGCGATACCAACGAAGTTCTAAACTCTGCCCGAGCTGCTGAACAGCCTTCTTGGGTTTTCGTGTCAGATACCAATATTGTTCCCGGCCTTGCCTGCCCTCCTCGCGGTAAGCGTCATGATTACTTTACTTCTGCTCTGCCTTGGACGCAGAAGGGACCCGGCGTTAATATATCCCTTACTGGTAATGCTCCCGTTTTTGGTGATGGTCAGCGTCTTGGTCTCGCTCCTAATGGAGCTGGTAATTCAGTTGGCTATCTTTCAATGAGTAATAATGTTGGCGCGATTCTTCGTAATAATGGCGGTTCCGAATGGAATTCTGGTCAAACTGTTTTTGTTACTTCCGATGGTAGTAAATCAGGCTTGCTTGCTGATCTTTCTGATGTCTCTGCTATTACTATCAATGGTCTTCGTACTGCTTTTCAGATGCAGAAGTTCTATGAACGCCTTGCTCGTGGAGGTAGCCGGTATACTGAAGTGCTTCGCTCTTTCTTTGGCGTGGTTTCTCCGGATGCTCGTCTTCAGCGCCCTGAGTTCCTCGGCTCTTTCACTAAAATGGTTAACGTCAATCCAATAGCTCAGACTTCTGCAACCGACAACACTTCTCCTCAAGGCAATCTCTCTGCTTATGGCGTTACTGCTGCCAAGTTCCATGGTTTTACTAAGTCTTTTGTCGAACATGGTTATATTTTCGGCTTTGTATGCGCTCGTGCTGATCTTACTTATCAGCAGGGTATTAACAAGATGTGGCTTCGCTCTACGGTTTATGATTTTTATTGGCCTACATTTGCTCATCTTGGCGAACAGGCTATTGAGCTTCGTGAGATCTATGCTCAAGGTTCTGAAGCTGATACTGTTGTTTTTGGCTATCAGGAACGTTATTCCGAATATCGCTATAAACCTTCGCAGATTACAGGCAAGTTCCGTAGCTCTGTAACCGGTGGTAACCTTGACGTTTGGCACCTTTCACAGTTCTTCAAGAACGCTCCCACTCTAAACGAGGAATTTATTGTGGAAAATCCACCTATTGAGCGTATTATCGCTGTTCCCAGTGAGCCTGAGTTCCTGCTTGATATAGGTTTCCGTTACACTACTGTGCGTCCTATGCCTATGTTTGGCACACCTGGCCTTGTTGATCATTTCTAAAAGGAGCTGGTTTCATGTCTTGGCTTTCTGATACTTTAGGCAGCATCGCTGGTTCTGTTTTTGGATCTGCAGTTCAGAATCATTACAATTCTGCTAATGCTGCACAGGCTAACCAGTGGAACGTTGAAAACTATCAACATCGTTACCAATGGGCTGTAGAAGACATGCGCAGAGCTGGTCTTAATCCTATTCTTGCTGCAACTAATGGTATAGGCGGTTCTATATCTGGAGCTTCAGCTGCTTCTGTAGGCATGAGTGATATTGGTTCTACCATGAACTCTGCTAGAGCCGCTAGTGCCGCTGAAAGGCAGGCTAAGAGCGCCGAGAATCTTTCTATATCTCAGATCGATAAAAACGCCGCAGAAGCCGATTCTTTGCGTCAGAGAACCCTTGGTATAATTCTTCAGAATGGTATTCTTGCGAACGATTTGAATCTTCGCGAGCAGACCTATGAAAAACGTCTTGGTTATGAGCTTGAAAAGATGAATTTGGAGCTTGAAAACCTTCGCCTTCAGAGTTCTTATCTTAGCTCTGGTGTTTTAAATAACATTGCTTCTGCTAATCGTTCTAATTCCGCCGCCGCTTTTGATAGTATTCAGACTGAAATGGCAGGTATGGAACGTGATTTCTATAAAAATATTGAAAGTCTTTTAGGTGTTCCTAGGTCTGTCGCTGGTGGTGTTGGTTCTACCGTCAAAAATGTTATAGGCTTCCTCGGAGGTCGCTATTTTGGAAGGAGATAAATTTTATGTCTAACAAAACTACTATGATTTTGACTTTTATTGTTTCTGTTGTTGTTCCCTTTATTCAGGAAGTTGTGGATCTAATTGAAGCTCTTAAAGGTAGAGCTTCTTCGAATACTGTTGCTGCTAGAAAAGTTGCTTCGGACTTTCAATCCGATGTTGCGCAGCTTGTTGAGCCAGTTGCTAATAAGAGTGATTCTAAAAAAACTAGCCGTTTTTTCGGTTCTTGGAGGGATGCTAAATGAGGCGACGTCGCTTATCTAAACGAGGTTCTCGCCGTCTTTTCCGGCGTACTTCCAGATCTCGCCGTAGAAATTTTAAAAGAGTAGGACGAGGTGGATTTAGGATTTGACATTCTGATTTAGTCCTGATACAATCGGTACAGGTGATTAATATGGTTTGTTATAATCCTATTCTTATGTACCCAGTCGAAGGAGCGATTACGAAAAATGGAAAACAGCATTATAGTTTTTACGGTAGCCTTTCCTCTCACCCTGAGCTTGCTGGCGATAGCCGTTTCATTCGTTGTTCTTGTAAACAATGCATCGGTTGTCGTCTCGAAAATAGCAGACAGTGGGCTGTCCGTGCTGTTCACGAAGCCCGTTCTTCGTCTTCTGCTTATTTCGTTACTTGCACTTTTGATGATCATTATTTGCCACGCGATAAAAGCTTAAGCAAGAAATTTCATCAGACTTTCATGAAGAATCTTCGTCGTGAGTATGGCAGCGGTATTCGTTTTCTCGGCTGCGGTGAATATGGTGAACTTCATGGCCGTCCCCATTATCATTACATTTTGTTTAATATTCATTTTGATGACAAAATTTTTCGCTTCCGCACAGACGGTTATAACACTTATACTTCTTCTCGTTTTGCCAAAGTATGGAAATACGGTATGCATCTTATTGGTGAGTTTAGTTTTGACGCTGCTGCCTATGTCGCCCGTTACATAGTTAAAAAGCAGACTGGAAGTAAAGCTGCGGCTTATTATAAAGGTCGTACGCCTGAGTTTATGCTTGTATCTAATCGTCCTGGCATAGGCGCAAAATGGCTTGAAGAGCATGGTGAAGAGTGTTATGCTAACGATTATGTTGTTATCAACGGCAAAAAGATGCGTCCGCCTCGATATTATGATAAGAAATTTGATGAAACCCATCCTCACTGGATGGAGTTTATTCGCAATAACCGTATCGAGAAGATGCTGCATAACCTGGAGAACAATACTTTTGAACGTTTAATTGATCGCTGCCGCGTTCAGGAAGGTAAGTATAAACATTTTCTTGGCAGAAAACTTGACAAGGTATTATGACTGTGTTATGATTAAGTCGGAAATGAGGTGATGCTTATTAGTGAGTTTAGAGCTGTTAGTAATTTCTGTTGTAAGCGTAATATTCCTTTTTATTATTCTTTTCGTGGAAGTAAATATGCCGCTTACCGTCTTAAACCTGATGACTCTAAAGTTATTCGTCTTGATAATGAGTATTATGTTATATCAGCTACGTTATATCTTATGATTCGCAGGTATTTAGTTGCACTTAGAAAAGGAGATGGTTCCGCTGAGACTTTATTCCATTTATGATTCCAAGGCTGAACAGTTCAGCCCTCCGCAGGTTTATCATAACGATATGCTTGCTCTGAGAGCTTTCGAAGGTATAGTTAATGATGATAAAATGCTTATTAAAAAGTATCCTGAAGATTTTACTTTGTATTATGTTGGCAATCTCGGTGACGGCGACGGTCGCTATTACGTTGAGAATAGTGACGAGTCCCACATTCCTGTCATCGTTGGTCGCGCCGTAGAATATGTGCAGCCTGTTGACGGCGACTCTGCTAAATGATAATCTAATAAAGAGCGTATCAGAAAAAGGACGGTCTCGTTGAGATCGTCTTTTTTTTGTACGCCACGCCCGCCGCGTCTAGGCGCCTGCGAAAGGAGGTGAAACTATGAAATTTAAGACAGCTTATGATCCTGTAGAAGAACATGATCATTTCGGCATTGAATTTACTATGCCGTCTTTAACCGTACAGGACGAGAAAGATGAAACTGATATCAATTACATCGTAAATAAGTATGCGGACGGTCAGAAAGGTATCATGACTCTTGACCTCGGCGATAGTTCGCAATACGCTTATCTGCAGTTCGGAGATGCAACGCTTCCCGGCGACTACAGTACAGCGCTTGAGCTTGTTTCCGGAGTTCGTGAAGAATTCTACAGTTTACCCGCTTACATTCGAGCTGAATTTGGTCACGATCCTATGAATTTCATTGACCGATTAAATGATCCTGCAACGCTCGAATATCTCCGGCAGCAAGGTCTGTATGGCAGCAATCATACCTTTGATGAACCACAACAGTCCGTAAGTAGTGAACAAACACAAGAAAAAAATAACACTTTAGAACAAAATAATGAAGAAACACAAAAATAGCGGCACCGAAGCCAGTTACTTACTTGATGTAACTGGCGTAGGTGACGCAAAAATAATCTAAAACCTAAGAATAATTTGCTTTAGGTTAATTCTTAGGTTTACACTTCGAAGAAGGTGAAATTTTGGCTCGAAAAAAAATAAGAGTTCGAGGACATCGCTTCAGCGATGCTCCTGCAATGTACATGAAAAGGACTAAGTTCGACCGTTCCCATGTTTATAAGACAACGTTTGACTCAGGTAAGCTTGTACCTGTATTTGTTGACGAGGTTTTGCCTGGCGATACTACTAGGATTTCTGTTAATTACTTCGCTCGTTTGGCTACTCCTATTAAGCCTATCATGGATAATATTTATCTGGACTGGTTTTTCTTTTTTGTACCAAACCGCCTCGTTTGGGAACATTGGCAGAACTTCTGCTTTGAGCAGGAAGACCCTGATGATAGTACTGATTATGTCATCCCTACTATTACTGCTGCTGGTAACTCTGATAACGCTTATGTAGGCTCTCTTTGGGACTATTT